TTACTTCTTCGCCTCTGCAACCACTTTACTACCCACGCCGCGGTTATTGTATTCCCACATGCGGTTGTAGTTAGTGTCATTCAGATTGCGCTGTATTTCGTCGTTATCATCTACGCTGCCGGTATTACCCGCAAACGGACGATTAGAGATCACCGCATCGGCCCACGGTTTAGCCGTGTTAAAACCTTCGTTGATGGCGCTATCACGGATCACCACCTGACCGTTGGTATTGGCATCAACATCCAGCGAGCGGCCCAGTTGCGCCACACCATCACCGAAAGCATTGAAACGGCTGTTTACGGCGAGGAAACCGTAGTAAATGTTGGACAGCGTAGCCGGTGCAAACACATACGCTTCTTGCTGAGTACGTGAGTTCACCACGCGGAATTCGGTGTTATCGAACACCACTGCGCCGCGACCAGAAACGATATCCACATCCCCTTCAATGTAGCTGTTGGTCACCAGCGTACGCGGCTGACGGTTGGTTTCCAGACGGTTCTGCACACCGCTGTTGGTGACAAAGAAGGTGTTCTGACGACCGAGAATGTTAACGTTGTTAATCTGTACCTGGTCACCATCAGTACGCAGTGCCACCGCCGGATGGTTACCTGCATCTACGCTATCGCCCAGCGTGTTTTCGATGGTCAGATTTTGCAGTTGCAGGCCATTGTTTTGTGACCAGAAGACCGCAGAGCAGAGAACACCGATACTGTCGCTGCGTTTGCTCTGGCAGCTATCGTACATATACCACGCTGGTTTACCTGGCATATATTTGCCGCGCGGGTTGACGTCGTGACGCCAGTCGGCAGGGCTCATGCCACCATCAAGGGAAAGCCCAATCTTCACATCAATCGGTTTTTCACCTGTACCGTACAGAGTAATTCCACCCGGAGCGGCAGGGACATATACCGTTCCCTGATACTCACCAGGCATCACGGCAATATACTGGCGCTTGTTGGTACGCTTGATAATTGCCGCATCTACCGCCGCCTGAATCGTGGTATGCGTTACACCTTGAGTGCCCGCCGGGCCGACAATAAAGTCAGGTTGCGCAGGCAGGGTAATCGGGGAAGGATTCCACGCTGCAGCACCTGGTGTCAGGGATGCAAAATAGTGTTGAGCATCGAAATTCTGCGCTTCTTTTGCCGACAGAATCGGGCGAGAAGAGGTACCAGGCGCGGTTTGATCAGAAGGACGTTGATCGGGCGGGGTTGAGCTACAGGCGGTCAGCGTCACGCCAAAAGCCAATGCCAGCGCCAGACGGGAAACTGAAAATGTGTTCACAGGTTGCTCCGGGCTATGAAATAGAAAAATGAATCCGTTGAAGCCTGCTTTTTTATACTAAGTTGGCATTATAAAAAAGTATTGCTTATCAATTTGTTGCAACGAACAGGTCACTATCAGTCAAAATAAAATCATTATTTGATTTCAATTTTGTCCCACTCCCTGCCTCTGTCATCACGATACTGTGATGCCATGGTGTCCGACTTATGCCCGAGAAGATGTTGAGCAAACTTATCGCTTATCTGCTTCTCATAGAGTCTTGCAGACAAACTGCGCAACTCGTGAAAGGTCGGCGGATCCCCTTCGAAGGAAAGACCTGATGCTTTTCGTGCGCGCATAAAATACCTTGATACTGTGCCGGATGAAAGCGGTTCACGATGAGTAGATGCAATTATGGTTTCTCCGCCAAGAATCTCTTTGCATTTATCAAGTGTTTCCTTCATTGATATCCCGAGAGCATCAACATGCAATGTTGTAGGGATGGCAATTTTTACGCCTGTTTTGCTTTGCTCGACATAAAGATATCCATCTACGATATCAGACCACTTCATTTCGCATAAATCACCAACTCGCTGCCCGGTAACAACAGCCAGCTCCATTGCAAGTCTTAGCCAACATGGTGATGATTCTGCTGCTTGATAAATTTTCAGGTATTCGTCAGCCGTAAGTCTTGATCTCCTTACCTCTGATTTTGCTGCGCGAGTGGCAGCGACCGGGTTTGTTGTTATATGGCCTTCTTCAGCTATTGCCTCTCGGAATGCATCGCTCAGTGTTGATCTGATTAACTTGGCTGACGCCGCCTTGCCCTCGTCTATGTATCCACTGAGCATTGCCGCAATTTCTTTTGTGGTGATGTCTTCAAGTGGAGCATCAGGCAGCCCCCTCCTTATTGCTTTAATTTTGCTCATGTAATTTATGAGAGTCTTCTGCTTGATTCCTCTGCTGGCGAGGATTTTTTCGTAGCGATCAAGCCATGAATGTAACGTAACAGAATTATCACTGTTGATTCTCGCTGTCAGAGGCTTGTGTTTGTGTCCTGAAAATAACTCAATGTTGGCCTGTATTGCTTCAGTGATTGCTATCCTCCTGTCTCGGCCTAATCCAAACTCTTTACCCGTCCTTGGGTCCCTGTAGCAGTAATATCCATTGTTTCTTATATAAAGATTAGGGGGTAAATCCCGGCGCTCATGACTTCGCCTTCTTCCCATTTCTGATCCTCTTCAAAAGGCTACCTGTTACTGGTCGATTTAAGTCAACCTTTACCGCTGATTCGTGGAACAGATACTCTCTTCCATCCTTAACCGGAGGAGGGAATATCCTGCATTCGCGCACCCATCGACGAACTGTTTCAAGGCTTCTTGGGCGTCGCTGGCGTGCATTCCACTCCTGAAGTGTCAAGTACATCGCAAAGTCTCCGCAATTACACGCAAGAAAAGCCGCATTGATGCGGCGATGGTAGGTCTGGATATCATTGAGCCATGAACAGGCCTCATCGAGTGTGAGGCTGTGGTTAGTCCTTTCGTAACTCGCTGATTCTCCTGTAAGTCTCTGGTGCTTTGTTTCCGTGTATCTTCATTTCAGACTTCAACAGAGCAACGAGGGAATCCCATTCGTTGAGGATGCCTTTGAATGCCGGAACGCGCTTTGCAACCTTGTCGAATGAATCTCTGATTTCTGGAATCTTCTCAACAAGTGCAACGCATCGTCGGAAGTCTGCTGCGTCATGGGGAGCGCCGAAGTGATGACCATAGATATTCTTTTTCAGGCCACATGCGATTGAGGCAAGAGTTGCGCTACTGATGCCAACATCGCCAGTCGATTGCCATTTCAAAACCTTCATAGACAAATCTGACATTTCTTGTCTCCAATAAAAAAAACCTCCATCAGGCGGCTTGGTGTTCTTTCAGTTCTTCAATTCGAATATTGGTTACGTCTGCATGTGCTATCTGCGCCCATATCATCCAGTGGTCATAGCAGTCATTGATGTTCTCTGCTTCGATAACTCTGTTGAATGGTTCTCCATTCCATTCACCTGTGACTCGGAAGTGCATTTATCATCTCCATAAAACAAAATCCGCCGTAGCGAGTTCAGATAAAAGAAATCCCCGCGAGTGCGAGGATTGTTATTCATTGCCGATATTCACCTTTATCGCGAACACCTTTACCGGTTTATCACCGAAGTGCGGATGTGTGATTGTCTTGATTTCATATCCGTCATACGGAACATCAATTCTGCGGCTGGAATCGTCGCGCTTCGGATATCCCTTTGTGATAATCAGGCGGTCATACTCCCGGAACATAATTCGCTTATTCCAATAGTCATTACACAGGCGATACTCTTCCGTTTTCTCTCCTCGAATCATGGCATCGAAGTATTCACCTTTGACGGCAAGTTGTAGGTTAGCCACGGTTAACCTCCTGCGGAGTAGCCTTTACAAGCACTGGTGCAAATCCATCTTCATTAAGGTTATGAATATAGACTTCTGTTCTCCTGCGCTCTTCAACGTTTAATATTGTTTCTGGATCATAAACCCATACTTTCATTCGACTATTCCATGAAGAAATCGCTTCAGATCTAGTTCGTTTTTCTGGTCCTTGGGCACCACATTTGCATGACACATAGCGCATTTTCCCTCTGATACTGAATGAGTATCCGATGTTAAGCACAGTGGAACCACAGAATGGGCAGCGATATAGATTCATAAATCATCCACCTTAGGCGCAGCTGAGACAGCAACATTCCAGAACTCAGAAAACATATTGTATGCACCAGATAGATTGGAAGTAGCATACCCTCCAAGCTCACTTCTAATCTGAACGGCTCTCATCATTTCCGGGGTTAACTCCTTCGGCACCATAACCCAACCATCCGGAGTTACCGGAGAGTTGCCACCGGGAATATTTTCCGGAATATTTTGTTGTGCGTTTTGTGGTTGTTCTGATTTACCCTGAAGCATGGCGGCGCGGCAGGCGTTCCAGCCAGCTGTTCGCCCAAGCGCGTAAACTTCAGATGGATCAAGATAATCAATGTCATGCCCGTCCTCATCGTCGTTCTCAGGTAATGCAGCAGGTACTACCGGTACTGGCGGAGCGGCGTAGACCTCAATAATTCCATTATCAATAGGCCATTCTCCATCCTTGAGGTAGTCACTTGTGCCGTCAACTTGCTGTTCTGCAATGTGGAATGCACCTATTGGTTTTGCTTCCAGCGATGCCAGAGCAATCCGTGCCAGTTCCATTTGTTCGCCACTAGTAAGTCCGTTATCAAGCGGGGATTTAATGAACAATTCGATACGTTCTTTAGTGATAGTGCTCATATCACTCTCCTTTGATGCGAATGCCAGCTGCGCTTGCTGATTCTTCATATGCGCGTTTAGCAGCGTTAAGGATTGCTGCCAGTGGCGTATAGCCGCCATCCATTCGGATTGTGTTGTGGATGCCAGCCATTGTGTCGCGCAATTTGCTGTGGCTAGCAGACAGTTCTGCTATGCACTTCTCTGCGGCATCGGCTCGATCTTTTTCACGCTGGAACATTTTGTGAGTGCGGTCTATAGCTTCGATTCGTGCCGCTGATGTCTTCTGCACGGCTTCAAGCTCAACACGCAGCTTCCCAACCGTAAGAGCAATATCCTCGTTCTTCTGGTCGCGGCGTTTGATGTATTGCTGGTTTCTTTCCCGTTCATCCAGTAGTGCCAGCACGGTTTCTGGCCCGGTCAGAAATTTGAAGGCGTTGAGCGCATCAATATCCACACCGTAATCCTTAAGTTCCTGTTCAGTTAACAAATCATCATCAACTGGCAACATTAACAGGCGTTCCATTGCCGGAATTGCACGCTCTGCCGCCTCACGCAGTGCCTGATAGTCAATCTTGCTCATTGGATGACTCCTTTACGAAGCTGTTCGGCGATATCTTCGAGAATGCCATCAGAGAATGAACGGTCAAAATCGCCTTCCGGCGCATTGGCCATAAACTCAGTAGAGGTAAGAATCATCCGGGCAATATCAGCGGCGTTCTTCGCAGTATCATCAATAAAACCAGCTTCCCAGGCAGCCAGCATTCTGTTCGCCACAAAGTAAGCGCCCTCCTTGCGTGCTTCAGTCTTCACTTCAGCCAGAAAAGCATCGGTGGCTGGGGTTTCAGTAATATCATCTTCCCATTCGCTAAACTCCTCACGACAAAAGTCATTAAATTCCTTCTCAGATTGCTTAAGCGAGGAATTTTCAGCAGCCATCTTCGCGCATTTAGCCTCAAGGTTATCAATCGTGATTCCAGCAGAACGACACTCCCGCAACGCCGTTTCTAGTTTTGATTCAAGTTCACCGAACTTACGGACAAGATATTCATCGTTTGTTTCGTCAACCTTTAAATCACTTGGGATGCATTTACCTTTCAGAAAACCATCCATCTCAATTAGTGTCATTTGTTTCATTTCTTCCCACTCCGCCACATCGCATTCAGATATTTGTTGTCATTAACAGAACCGAAACTCTTTCTCTTAAGCAATTCCTCTCTCGATGGCATTGGCTTTGCGCGTTGGCGAATAATCATTTCTGCCGGAAGAATGCCGGGATTGTATGCAAGTCCTCTCATGGTAAATTCCTCAGTCATTACTGATAGCGCCATAGCGTGAGCGGTAATTACGCAGGCGCGGGTCAATTTCTGCCGGAAGAATGCCGGGATTGTATGCAAGTCCTCTCATGGTAAATTCCTCAGTCATTACTGATAGCGCCATAGCGTGAGCGGTAATTACGCAGGCGCGGGTCAATTTCAGGGAAGTGGGTATATGTGGCTTTGCGGAATGGTCGGATTGATGTCTGGTAAATTCGCTCGCGTTCTTCTTTCTCTGCAAGCCATATACAATGGCGAAATTCCTTTTCCTCTTTCGTTTCCTGCGGTAGCGACATTATCCGATCGTAGTTTTTTCTGAATTTATCCAGCACCTCCGATACGGAATTGCCGGAACAGCGGCGCGCGTCATCCGCACCATACAGAGGCGCTGGCATGGTTTTCTCCTGTTGATTATTTAGCTAACTTTTTCCAGATCGCTGAAACGTATTTGGCTTGGTGAATGGCATCATCAAGCGCGTTGTGGCGAGTTCCTTTGAATGGCATATCTCGCTTAGGGTCTAATCCTATTACCTTCCCAAGTTCGACGATTGTTCTTACGTCGCGGTCATTCCACCACTGCCACGGAACTGGCTGCCCTGTCAGCGAATAACTGTTTCGGAGAATAACGCAGTCAAATGATGCTCCATTCCCCCAAACCTGAACGAATTTGTGGTTAGCGTTCTTTATGATGAATTCAGATAACCATGAAAGAGCCGTTGAAAGCTCCTGAGTGTTGCTGGTTAGCGATTTTCTGGCTTCTTCACTCTGTTCCAGCCACCATAAAATCGTTGAAGCGTCAGGACGCGCCCGATATCGCATTGATGACTCAAGCGAGATATTTACCGAGAACTCTTCTCCTGTTTCTCCGGTATTCGGGTCAAAGAATACCGCCCCAATAGAAATAACTGGCGCATATGGCCCGTTGCCCATTGTTTCAAGGTCAACCATTAAGTGATTCATGTAAGTCCTTAAATTGCGTGAATAGCGTGACGAGGGAAGGGGAGAGTTACTGGTGCAAAGGGTATATCGTCGTCAAAATCCATCGGAGGTTCGTTGTGTTGTGCTGGTGATGATTGCTGCTGTGGCTTCTGTGATTGCCTGCTGGCTGCTTGTTGTTTGCTGTCGCCAATTCCGCCAAGCATTTGCATCACGCCATTAATTCCGACATGAACCTCGGTTGTGTAACGGTCTTGCCCTGACTGGTCTTTCCACTTTCTGGTTCTCAGCATTCCCTCGAAATAAATCTGATCACCTTTTTTCACATACTGCCCCACGACCTCAGCCAGTTTCCCGGATACAGCAACACGATGCCATTCAGTCAATTCCTTTTGCTCGCCAGTATTTTTATCTCGCCATTGTTCTGACGTGGCTATTGTCAGGTTAGCGAACGCTGTACCTGATGGTGAGTATCGAACTTCCGGGTCTTGTCCTACCCGACCAAGGATAATCACCTTATTTACGCCTCTGCTTGCCATTTATGCCGCCTGTTTTAGTTCGTTAACTCTGATGTTCATTACCTGAACGCATTTAGCCTGCGCCTCCTCATTGCCAGCCATTAATTGCCAGTCACGCTGATAACGCTCGATGAGTTTTTTCTTGTCAGTTTCTGTTGACGCATAATCGCTGAAGTCTTTCAGGATTTGTTCGCAGTCAACCGATGGAGATTTCTGGTTGGTATTTTCTGGTGATGGTTTGTTATCTGATGCTGGTATTGCCCATCCCGGCAGCGATGGAGGGAGCCAGTAAAATCCTGTTCCATCCTTGAGTTTTGCCCTGTGCCATCCCTGCTTTTTATCGAGAGATGTTTGTGCGAAACCTTCCTCAAGGTTATACAGATACCGACCGATTCCCCACTGAACGGCAGCGCGCTTCATTGCACCGGAACGACCACCTTTGACGGCTTCTACCTGCGTGTTTTCAGCAGCATCCCATTTGGTTACCCATTCGGAATCAATCTTTATTGATATGCCGCATTCAACGCCGCCGTTGTTGGGAATATCGCGGTATTCATTGCGCCATCCTGCTTTGCCGCAAACATCGTCCAGGCGTTTCATGATTGCCCGGTTCGTTACATAAGCCAGCACCATAGCCCACACTTTGCCATCGCGTGTTTTACCGCTTTGCTGTATTCGCCATTCGATATCTTCAGGGCTGAATGGCTCATCGAATTTATTCAAATCCATAATTCACCTCAGAATGGACACGGCCCAAGGAAATAACGCTGATTTAATACTTCAACTCGGGACAAATTAAGGCATACCCGCATTCCTTCGCGGTCGCCATTATGGCGATACCAGAGAGCTTTCTGCGTGTACATGCGTCTCTGTAACTTGCTCTCCTTCACTGTGGTTGCAAGTGACATGAATATCTCCTTCGTTACCGATTAATTCTTTCATCTGACGAATGAATTCTTCGTCTGACCAGTTATCTGTAAAACTCATTTCCTGCGATACCACGGATGGTTGATAGCTGATTTCATCGCTTTATTTGCTTCAAGCCACATTTTTGAATCACCAATAAATCTGGCTATTACTGCTTTGTTCTGTGCAGCACGAAGCATCTGGTGATTGATGGCTATTTCATTGCGCATAACGCCTCCAGTTGTTTCTTTGCTGCTCTGATTAATTGTTTAACTCGGCGTGATAATTCAGATTCGTGCGGGTAGAAAGCGGACATGACGCCGCTACCCGCGAGCTGAAAGTGCATCATGGGTAACTCCTTATATTTGATTGCATAACGAAAACGCCTCGAGTGAAGCGTTATTGGTATGCATATAAAAAAGCCCTCACACTGGAGGGCAAAGAAGATTTCCAATAATCAGAACAAGTCGGCTCCTGTTTAGTTACGAGCGACATTGCTCACATAGCAGACTCGCAAATCTGCTATAGGTGCTTATTCGCATCGCATGACAACATCAAATTTTTCGAGATTACTTTGTCGCAACAATCCTTCTTCTACGCGGTCAGCTTTTCTATAATTATCAAATTCGAAATGTTTAATTACTTCTTTCGTTTCTCGCTCTATAACTTCAACAATGTATTTCTTATTCATCGTTCTCATCTTTTAACGCGAGTTGTATATCGCGTCGGTACATCCGTTCTGCTTTTGTTTCTGGTGGCAGATCAATAAACGTGTCGAAAATGTTTTTGATATTTTCCAGCACCTCCGCCTTGGAGCTACCGGAGCAATTGCGCGGGTCATCCGCACCATACAGAGGCGCTGGCATAATGGGAGCCTTATTTTCAGTAATCAGAAAGGAGGGTAATCGTTCTGGCTGTAACCATAATCATCTGCATGATTCTGGCTTACGTTTTTAGAGCGATTGTCTTTATCTTTGAGATTGGCAACCATGTTGGCGATAGTTTCTGGTTGCTTGCCTTCTGCCTTTTCTTTAAGGGTTTGACCTGTTTGTGCAATAAACGGGATGCGTATTTCCATCTGGTAGCTGTCTGCGCCAGTCTTTTTGTTTGTGGTTAATACTTTCTGGAGCACTAACCCGATTTTCTTTCCATGAAATTCAGGTGCAACAAATTTACTGGCGGAAACCATATGCTGCGTTAATTGTCCAATCCCGGCACACCCCATCATGGCGTGAACGACATTTGCGCCAAATTTGTTTTCCGTGCCGTCATTTTTCTGAACACAGACGCTAAGATATTGGATTTTACGTCCGTCGTCGGATTCGCCAGAAAACTCAATAAATTTGGCTCCTTTTTCTGATTGCTTTAGTTCTGCTTCAGTAATGGTAATGATATGAGCACCAGTTTCGTTAATAAAACCACCTTGCCCTGCGGTCAGTGCTGCTTCTTCGTTATAAGTAAAAATCACGTTGCTCATGCGGCGTTTTCCTTAATTTGATGAACATTATTGATGCCGTAGTAATCACAAACAGTGGCATCGACGAAAGAGAGATCGTTATCAATCTCATTGGAATCAAACATTCCCATTGGGGATTTAACAGTGTCTGCACCGTTGTTTTTTGTGGTGAAAAAGAACTGGTCATCACGGGTAAGGGTGCGAAGAACTATAGTAAACATGCCTTCGACAGTGATTTTCTCGTCCAGCATTTTGCCGATAGTCTTCATTTTCACACGCCCCATAGGAGTTTCTTCGGTGTGCGCAAGAAAATAGACTCTCAGGTCATCAGGCGCATCCTGCGCAGCCTTAATGACCTCCCATGCGTGACGGCCTATCTCAGTAAATTTATCAAACGATTTTTCTTCTGAGCGGCGCATAAACTCATTGCTCATCACATACTGGAAGTCATCAACAATAACGATTCTTTTCCCGTATTCGTGAGCACGCTTAATTACGGCAACTATTACGTCCCATTTGTCAGTGGTAACTACGGTTCCTTTTTTTGCTCTGGCATCCCATGCAAGCCAGTCTTTTGATTTAAATGGTAGCGGCTTGCCTATTGGTTTTATAAGTATTGCTTCCTCTGGATTGATATTTCTCATGCTGGTTGATTTTCCGGTGCCAGACTCACCGAGTATTAATGTCGCAGTTCCCATAATTTGCCTCAGAATGGTAATTCGGATGGGGAGGAAAGAAACTCGCGCTCATTCATGCGCTCTCTTTGTGCCTGCCATAAACAAAGTTGTTTCTTTGATTTATCTCCCGCTTTACGCCAGTAACGAGCCTCAGCAATGTGATATTCTCTTTTTAATCGACTTAACTCTGGAGTTTTCGCCAGTTCTACCGGAATCATTTTGACCTCCATTTCCTGTAGGCTTCGACGGCCTCACGAAACATCTTTTCATCGCCAATAAAAGTGGCGATAGTGAATTTAGTCTGGATAGCCATAAGTGTTTTATCCATTTTTTGGAACTCCTGGCTGATTAAGTATGTCGATAAGGCGTTTCCATCCGTCACGTAATTTACGTGTGATTCGCTCAAGTAAAGATTCGGAAGGGCAGCCAGCAACAGGCCACCCTGCAATGGCATATTGCATGGTGTGCTCCTTATTTATACATAACGAAAACGCCTCGAGTGAAGCGTTATTGGTATGCATATAAAAAAGCCCTCACACTGGAGGGCAAAGAAGATTTCCAATAATCAGAACAAGTCGGCTCCTGTTTAGTTACGAGCGACATTGCTCACATAGCAGACTCGCAAATCTGCTATAGGTGCTTATTCGCATCGCATGACAACATCAAATTTTTCGAGATTACTTTGTCGCAACAATCCTTCTTCTACGCGGTCAGCTTTTCTATAATTATCAAATTCGAAATGTTTAATTACTTCTTTCGTTTCTCGCTCTATAACTTCAACAATGTATTTCTTATTCATCATTCTTCCCCAAGAGCTTTTCTGATTGCTGCAAGACCTTTATTAACAGCTCCATACCATTCTGGATATGTTGTCTTTGTTCTATTTTTGGTTTGCTTAAGTAATAACTGAAGTGCTTCGAGAAGGTCAGGTGCTGCCGCTATTAGATTGGCATCTTCAATGCATTGAACTTCCTCACAGATTGCAATATACGAACGCCAGCCTGCGCCATTTTCAAGTGAGTCTGCCTGGATGATTTTAATCTCATCGCCATCCATCATTATTTCCCACTTACCTTCAGTACCTTTAAATTCCATGTTAGCCTCTGTTGTTTATGCCAAAAATAAAGGCCGACTATTCGGCCTTATCTACATTCCTGAACCAAACGCAGATCGGACCGTCTTCTGTATCGTGAATCGAACCGACAAACCATCCTTCTCCATCTGGCATGCTTGGCTCCCATCCACTGATGTTTTGATTCCCATCTTCAAAATACGCGTCAATTACCGTTTGATTGTTGTCGTTTTCCATTTCAACAATTGATGATTCAATGCCATGCTGCTTGCAGAAAGATCTGAACTCATCAGCTGAAATTACCTCTCTATCCCCAAACAGGTTGGCGTATTCTGGGTGCGTCCAGTAGCCATCCTCGCTTCGCTCTACTACTAATGCTTCCATATCTCACCTCAAATAAGTGGTTTGCTGCCTAATTTCATTTTCTGGCGACCAACACAAGTCACACCCATTTCACTGCGTGGCTTGCGGTAGTAAATACGGTTCTGTTTACGCTCTACTTCTTCTGCCTTCTTGCAGCGAAGGCTTCCGAGTGATGCTGCTTTATCTGCTCTGACGCAACCAGAGAGCTTTAGCGCAATTTTTCGCGCCAGTCGCTGCTCTTGCATTGCCTGTTCACGTTGAGCCTGTCTGCGTGCTCTGCGGCGATTTCTGGCGTTATCGTCAGCCAGATATGTAATGACTACTGTCAT